AATAAAGGAAGAGAAATTATCTACAAAGAAACCAGACTTGAATCTATTCAATCCATCACTATCTGGAACAAACATATTGGCAGTATTCACTTCCATTAATGAAAGTGTAGTGTAATATTCAAGATTCTTGATTCTATCCTCAAGTCTCTTAATATCTACCATTCTAAATCTCTTATGCTCTAAGAATTCAAGAGCAGCATCAGAAGTATTATACAGATAAGGTGGTAAAGTTATCCGTGCCACCTCTACCGCATCATCAACTGGACCTGGCCTATCAGGACTATCTGAAGGAGTTCCATACTTAACTTCAAATACACCATCCTTTGTTACAAATACTCTATCAATTCTTCCTTGATAATATGAGAAAGTAACCTTAACATCTTCATCAGACGCTAATGGATTAGCTGCTGATTGTCCAGAAGAATCAAATGTCCTTCCATAAAATTCTAATGGTGACCGTACATAAGGAGCAACCGTATAATCAGAAACCCTTGGTCTTATATCAATAATATCACTTTCTGAAATACCATCTACAGATGCAATTTCTGTTCCATAATCAAATGAACTATAGGAATTTACTGTAGTAATATCACCATCATCAGTAGTGTCATAATATCCATTAGAGAAATATATTTTAATTTTCTTCTCTGGTGGTTCAAAATTCTCTTTTCTCCTTATTGAACCATAATTTAAGAAGGTACTCTTTTGACCATCATTAAATCTGAAATTTGTAGTAATATTAAAACTAGAAGAATCTAAAGTAACAATAGTTCCTTCTACAAGAGATTCTTGAGCTATTACTACTTCACCTTCTTTAAAGGATATATCATTCTTATGAATAAATGAAATTTGAGTATCTGTTAGTTTTTCAGCAATTATTGCAATAGCACCACTTACCTGTCCCACCAATTCCTCACCAATAACAAATTCTGATGTAGTGGTAGTGGAACTGGTCATTGCACCAAGAACCATCTTAGGTGCTGAAGGATCACTATTATCGTCAGATGGTAGAGTTGCCATCTCAAAGATGCCATGAACCTTAATAACATCTGGAGAATTTAAAGAAATTGATCTATCTTCAACTCTTGTTCCATATGGATAGTTTCCATAAATTAATCCATTATCCAAAGTTGCGGTAGTAATACCAGAACCTTCTAATTTTGATTTATTAACCACTACAGAATTAACTCTATTCCGTATTTTTTGCTTTGCTTTTGGTTTTACTTTCTTTAAAGTAGTAATCAATTGAGCATCAGTATCATTCGCACCCAAATTCTGAATTTGCAGTCTAGTTGAACCTAAAGTTATTTCAACTGCATTAGATGTTAATGGTTCAGCAGTACCATCAGATCTCAACAATGCATATCTCTCTTCATCATAAGGTAAGAAAGTTTCGTTTTCACCAGCAATCACATATGCAGATAATTTATTATTTGTGATATTAACTAATTGNGTTTTTCTTATCGTAATAGATGCATCTGTTAAATCAACATTAGCAACATTATCCTTAGGNAGTCGGGTATAAAGAGTATTATCAGTTGAACTATCTAATTTTGAAGTTANGACTTTAAAATCAGTTGCTTCATATGCTGCTGTTGGTAACTTACCATCTGCTATTCCAGAAACAGTAGTTATGCCTGTGATAGTAATATCATTTGCACCAACACTTAGTACTCTGCACCAACACTTAGTACTCTCCCATAAATTGGATCAGTAGCTGATATAGAAATATCAGTGTATTCAACTAGATCATTTTCTCTTACAAGAGGATTTAATACTGGTCCTGGGAATGATTGATTAGATGTTCTTACAGTACTAATATAATTGGCTCCAGAACCATTACTAATAGTAACTATTCCAACATTAATACCAGTAGATTGAATTACATCGGCAGTAAATGTATTAACCCCAACAACACCATTATTGGTACCATATAAAGATTTTACATTACCTATTCCATATTCAGTAATTGCTATAGCAATTCTTCCATCAGGAATCCCATCAATAACAAGAGATTCTTGGGGAATGAAAGTTCCATTAGTTTCATAACAAGTTAATGCAGTTCCTGCAGTTACCGCATCCTTAAGAAAAGCTGTTGCACCACTATTCTTTCCTTGAATAAAAGTAGGAACTGCTAAAGTACACTGTGTACTAACAGCAATTTCTGTTATAGTCTGTACATCATAAAGAGCAATTTCCCATTCATTTAAATTTCCATCAGATGTATTATATGATCCAGATTCCAATCTATAATCATATACTCTTGCAACACCAACTTCTTTTCCTGGAAGTGCAGACGTTGTATATCCAACTCGTTGGTCACGCAAACTAACTATATAAGTATTTCCTACCCCAATAGTAGGTGAACCATCAACTCTGTTTATTTTAAAAGTTGGTCCAGTATTATATGCAAAGGTAAGATCTTCAATTATTGCTGTTGCTCTTGGTTTTGCTACATCCAGATATACAGGACTTATTGTAGTAACTTCCCATCCCTTTACAAATGCTTTACCTGGAGAAACCTTATATAATGCTAAATCATCTGATGGTGTAGATCCTGCAGAGGTAAATTGACCTTCTTGAAATATTCCTCTATTACCAACATTATCATTTAAAGAATTCTCAACACTAATGTCAAACGGATTTACATAGTAATCGCCAGATTCTGCGTAAGTTCTTCTTGCCAAAATTTCCATGAAATTCACGGAATAAGTTGTAGAGGCAGCACTTTGTGTCTGTAAAATTCCTTCTTTTACTACTGCTAATTCAACAAAGTTGTCATCATTAAAATCATCTAAAGCTTTTTTAAATAATCTAGTAGAAATTCTTAGTCTATCTGCACCTGGTGCTGCATAATTATTAAATCCTTGAGAGTTATCATTTAAACTCTGATCCAGATCAGCATTAACTATAGTTTCATCAATATACAATCCAATTCTATAACTAGGAGTATTGTTATACTGATCTAAAAGAAGAGTCTCTGTATCTACATTTACAAAATTCCCACGAATAAAGTATACACCTTCTTGAATTTGAAAAGCAGAACCTATTGCTGATGCATTAGTAGCAAGTGTAGTAGCAAATGGACTATTGGCTGCTATAGTAGTATTTCCTAATAATCCTGAGGTGATTATTACATTAGAAGATAACTCTTCACCATCTGAAAAAGTTTGTGTAGAGTTATTTTGAGTATTTGAACTTAAATAACTTATATAAAGAGTAAGACTATCCCTTTCAGAATCTTGAGGATATAATACAGTGTCTACAACTGCTGTTACTCCTGATGTTTCTCCAGTAATCTTTGTACCAATTAACTGATCCGCATATGCAGTTACAGGTACTCCTTGAAAATTATTATTTAACTGAACGCAATAAAATAAACGAGTATATCCCGTATTACCAGGAATTACCTTTGCACCTTCTTTAAAAAAATGTTTACCAAATTTCTCAATCTGGTTCTGCAGCATTGACTGAAGACCAGTTAATTCTCTTGCCTGTACAGGATATCCAGGTTTAAATAATACCCGATGGAAATCGCTATCAGGATCAAAATCATCAAAATATGGTGAGACGTTGAGATTCGTTTGCTGCGGCATGATTTTTTAGAATTGCAAGATAACTTTGATATCTTCTTTTTGGTTCACAGACCTAGTTATAGATGGTCTATTATCAACATAAACTATAGAACCTGAATATTTTTTGACTTCAGGTAAGGCAATACCATCAGTAAATTCTTGACCAAGGTAATAGGTTCTATTATTTATTACGGTTGAAAGACCTGTAAAGGATGTGTCAATCGCTAAATTTGAACCTGTAGATGGTACAATCGTCAAACTTCCTCCTGTGCTAGGAGCAGCAGTAAATTCTGTTAGATCAAATCCCCATGTTGGACTTGTTTGTGCAGTTCCTACTGTATTAAATCCAGCCATGGTCTTATCTTGCCAATATTTTAAGACCCCTGTTGTTTGATCATAACTTACTACTCTACCAACTGCTGATGTTCCAGTTGATATTGTTTGCTNAAAATAAGCATCAGCAGTAAAAGTAGCTGTACTATAACCAAGTCCAGCTAATCGTAAAGCATAAGTAGCACTCGCTTTATCTGCACTTAAAAGTGAAGTTCCTGTAGATTTTGGATTTTCAACAACACCAACTCTTGCGATTTGGTTACCTGTTACAAAATCTGGATTTTCATTATCATTCTCAATTCTGGAATATAGAAGAACATTCATTGCTCCCAATTCCTTATAAATGTCATATCCATGTCCCCCAGGAGGAGATACGATAACATTAAAAGTAGGAATAGTAGTTCCAGTTGGAACTCCGCCAGCAAGAAGATCTACATTTCCATAAGTATAATTTGATCCTTGATTAGAAATCGTTACTGTATCGACTTTAGAATCAGCATTAACAATAATAGTACATTCTGCACCAGATCCATCACCCTTTATAGGAACTCTAGTATAAGTTCTATTTCCAGTTCCAATACCCACTCCACGATTCGTAAGAGTAACAATCTTGACAGAACCGTCTACTGCATTATCTCTAATAGCAGCATTATTAGTATTAGTAGACCAATTGGGTGGAACTGGAATATAATCACTAGATTCAAATTTTACAATATCACTTGGTTTAATAGTATAAAGATATTTCCAAATATATCCATCACCACTGCTACCTGCACTCCTTGGTTCTAAATCTGTAAATGTTGGTTCATCCAGAGAAGGTCTCCCATTTGGGTTATCTGGATCAGTTCCATTCTGAAGACATTCATAAACCCTATAATCACTATTAATTACAAAATACGAAGCAGAATATAAGTTCGTTGAACCAGAAATTTTAGCAGTATTTGACCTACTATAATCATCTCGGTACATATCATATGTTGTACCCGATGACCATACCCTACGAGGAACAACTTGTCTAACATCATCTGAATTAATCTTTTTCAACGCAATCATATTATCCCAGTAATCATTCTCCTGGTCAAAATTATCTTTAGGGGCAGGAGGACTACTATCCCAATCAGACTGATAATCAGTAGGATTAGGAAGACCAATAAAAGAATAATATGCGTTATCACTAGTACTTACGCCAGCAACGAAGTTCTTCGCATTTAGTATTCTTATTTGATCAGTTATAATTGCTGACATTTTTATAGGGATTTTTTATTTATTTATTAGGCTATGTAGTTCTTATACTTAAGAGGTTCGGTACGTATAACAAGCATCGATGTTGTAATGCCAGTTTGAGTGTAAGCATTGTAAGAAGTTACCCCTACTCTTCCCCCTAACTGCACTCTTCCCCAACTATAGGAACCAAAATAATCCGAAGTAGTAATACCAGAGTATGCATATTTAAATCCATTTACTTTGACATTAATTTGCCTAATATATGTAGTCACTCCAGCAACATTCCTTTGAACTAACTGAGAACTCTTAACAACATAAACGTTATCTGCAAAAGATGTTCCAACACCAACCGTATTACCGGAAAGATCTTGTGAGTATACTGTAGTAGATCCTAGACCCACATTAGAATCAGTAACTCTAAAGTAATCATACTTGGCCAAAGCACTAGCAGTAACAGCAGCAGAAACAAAATTGGTATTTCTTAAGTCAGAATCAAAAGGTACATGAAGATCAAATATCAATTCTTTACTACCACTAACTGTAGTAGTTCCAAATCCAACAATAACACCAGAATCTCCAGCATAAGAAACGACACTATTTACTTCATCTACTGAAGTAGGTGGAGAAATAAGAACTTGTGGAGGAGTATCTGTGGTATATCCATATCCAGGATTAGTAATAGCAACACCAGTTACTGTTCCGGCAGCAAGAGTTACTGTTCCGAAAGCAGTTGTAGTTGTGCCGATACCAACACCTCCTTGAACTGTACTTCCAAAACTAACAGTTGCTGTACTATAACCAACACCACCATCAGAAATAACTACAGACGAGATGGTTCCAGCAGCAGAAACTACAGCGGTAGCAGCAGCACCTGTTCTATCAGTCTGAGAAACAAAAGTGACTTGTTTCTGGAAATCAAGATCATTATCACTCTCATTAATAGAATCAAATTGTGGTCTTAAGTTATCAACCCAAATAGTAGTGGATCCAATACCAACTGATTTAATAATATAAGTGTTGGGATAGATATTGGGTTCATAAAGTTCTCTATCTTTACCTATAGGCAATTCGTTAATTATCTTATCTTCGGTCTGTCTGCACCATGCAACAGGTCTTAATAAAGATTCGTCATTAGTATTTCCTGGTCCAAAGTATGGATTAGTACTCACAATATCTGTAGAATCTACATTACTGACAGTCCGTTGATCTTCTTGCCAGTATGCAGGTTGACTAATAGAAGCATCATATCCAATAGTTAATTCATCACCTTTCTTAACAGTCTCAAGTACATTCCTAAAGGTAACGTCAACACCACCAGTTCCCTTATAGAAGACAACCTTAGAAGTATCACCTGGTTTTGGTGCTTCTGTAAAGTTAACTTGGCTACCTCCAGTAAAGGTATATCCCTTACCAGGAACCTGAAGTATATCATTAATAAAGATTAGAATAACTGCCTGAACATCAACTTTAGAACCCTTACCAGCAATAATAGAAACAAGACTTCCACCATCCTTTAATTGGAAAGCACGTGTATCAGAATCAAATTCATTATCCCAATCATCCAAGAATTGTAATTGCCCTACAGACCATCCAGTAAATTCATCATTAAATTTCTCATCAACAGTAAGTTGGAATTCCTTAAATGTACCACTTGTTGGGATGCCAGTAGCACCTCCAACAGGAAGTGTTAGTATTTCCTTAACACCATAACCATATCCTTGATTGGTGATATTAAAGTCAATTACACTAGATCCCTGACTTACAACAACACTAACTCTTGCATTAGAACCAACTCCAGATACAGAATCACTACTATAATCTAAGGGTATATCTGTATAAGAAAGTGGGTCATCAAATACCACTCCTTTAATAGTTGAACCAGTAAAGCTAATTGGATTAATAGTCCCAATTCCACTAATATGTCCATTTACAATTACCGCTGTAGCAATTCCTGTCACATATGTACCATCTACACCTTGTGTTTGAATTCCTACATTAACTGTCTGAACACCGATTCTATAACCAGATCCACTATTACCAATAGAAATTGATTGAATTGTGCCGCCAGAACCAACTGTTACCGTTCCTCCAGCAGCTACTAGTGGTTGGTAACCAGATCCTCCAGTAGATCCTACAGAAATAATAATACCACCTTTAGGGAAACTAGATATTCCAACATCATTTGAAATATCTTGTGGTGTTCCAGTAAAGCTTATAGAAGTAATTCCAGCATTATCTTCTAAAGTATAATCCGCAGTATTTCCACGTGCTTGGAATACATCATTAATTAGAATAATTGCCTCAGAACTTATTCCAGTTACATTAGACCCACTAGACTTAAGAGTAAATTCCTTAGTAACACCCGTAAATCCATGAGAAATGTCATCAAAAATAAAGTTCTCATAATAGGTTTCATTAGAACTATTTGTAATACCAGAACGTAAGAAGGTTCTTCCTTGGAAAGAGGACCCAGTTGCAATTCCTACCCAATCCCTATCATCTGGTGGATTAGTATCAGTACTTAATGGAGTATTACCATAAGGTGCTTCTGCAAATGTGAGAAGATTATCAACAATATTATAGTTACCTTCAACTTTAGTAACCAATGCATCAGTACCATATCCTGTCGCTTGAGTTCCTAACCAATTTCTACGCACTCTTATCCCATTAGTGCTACCAATACCAACACCTTCAACCTTCATTATCTCACTACCAATCCTAATTAAGTCCGATCCAAAGAACGACGTTATACCAGAGAAGTAAATTATATCAACTGTACTAAGTGCTTGGTCTGCTAAATGGGTAGTTTGAGCAGTTGCTACAACTGGTCCTTGAATAATGTTATCAAGACCAATCAACACTTTGGCATTTTGATTAGTTGATACAAATCTATGAGAAGTACCAATACCAACGCTAGTAAGATCTACCGCTTCAGGAACTGCTTTAAGTGCATTTGCTGCACTATTGGCAATCCTAATTGAATCATCATCAATTTTAATTACATAGAGATTCTCTCCAGGAAGTTTATCAGTTGTACCTGCACCAACAAACGCAGTGCTAACACATCCAATTGCCTGTGTCGCACCTACACCAGCATGATGATACTTAACAGTCTCTCCACTAACAAAGAAGTGGTTCGGTAAAGTAACAGTATTATCATCCAGTTTAACAATTTCAGAACTATTCCCAACAAAATACTTTTCAAAGATAGGATCATTCCTATGAGTTAAATTAAAGGTTCTCTTAATATCTCTTTCTGTTCCTTCATATTCACCAAATGTTGTTTCTATAGATCCATTATTGAAATCAAGTATATCAGCACTATCATCATTAATCTTGATAGCATTCATATAAACATTAACTTCCATGTTCTGGTTAGATATTCCAGCAGTTGGAGTAAATGTTAATTCAACATAGGTAGTACCTCCACCATTAATATCTAATCTAGTACCAAAACTACCTAATCCAATATAACCAGTATTAGTTCCTATTCCAAGATTACCATATTCAACCTCATAAGTGTTTCCACTCGCAGTCTCTTCAATATAATCATCAACAACAAGCATTTCTGCCATTTCATATGCATTAGTGCCAAGTTCACTAACTTGCAATACAAAGTATGCAGCATCATATTCATCTATAATTCCAGTCTGAGTGGGATACTTAGCAACTACAGTAGTAACACCATATCCTGCTCCAGTACCAGCAATATATGTGGACCCTCCCTGTAGTCTAGCATGCTTCATATTAACGGTCCCTATACCACTTGTAGTGGTGCTGAACCCGCCCATTGCTACTGCTAGGGTATTAACTACCGCTGTAGTCGCAATTCCAACACTATTGGGATGGAAGTCAAGTTTAATGTTTGCACCATCAATATAAGCAGAATATGTTCCTAATCCTAATTGACCTGCAGAATTTGATATGGTCGTTTCCATTTGACCATAATCAATTATATCAACTGTTCCTAACCCATTAGCTTGACTATTATGAATAAGATTGATTTCTTCAAATTCAAATTCATTACTATTTCCACTAACATCTGCTGTTATTTCAACTAAAATCTTAGCCGACTGATAAGTTCTACCTATACTTACAATATTTGTAGAAGCATTTGATTTAAGAACTTTAACACTATTTGAATTAATCCAGACATTATTGTTGCCAAGACTGGTACTACCTATACCAAGAAGATTGTCATCTAAGTTATATGCAATAGCACCAATATAATAATCATTTACAGAATACTTAGTAGGATAGAATAATAATTGTCCATTATCACCAGAAACAGAGAAGTCGAATGAACCTTGAATATATTGAGTCTCAATCCTACCATACTGGTTTAAATAAGCCTGAGCACCATCATGAACAAGATCAACAATCATTAATTGCCTTTCGCCAATATATCTCTTATCTTTTACAAAGGTAAGGAACTTAGCTGCTCTTGTTTTAGCAAGATCAATAGTAGCAACAGCACTATATTGTGTTGCTCTTGGATTACTATTAAAGGTGTTGCTCATGTCATCAATAGAGAGCACCCTATTACCTACAGATTCAAAGTAATCAGTAAGAACTCTATTAGCAAATACAATTTTACTAGAGAATATTTTATTATCTAAAGTTAAAGAGTTCTCTTTAACTAAATCAAAATCTTCAACACAATTTATATTACCAATTCCACTTAACTCATTTACAGAATCAACCGAAGTATTATCAGTTGTTAACCCAACTACCATAGAAGAATCAGTAGAAGTAGATTCTAATTGATAATCACAGAATTTCTTGAATCCTGAAGTATGGTTTGTTGCACTTACAACATCATCCCAAGTATCAAAATCAACTTTAGATTTTAATGAATAGGAGAAGTTCTGATAATATAGACTATCTTCTATTCTCTGCATGTTCTTATTAAGAACTCCAGAATCAGTTTCCCATCCATGAATTACTTCAGAAAATTCATCTAAAGTAAATCTAGAAGTATAAGATGTAATAGAAGAAGCAACTCCTTGTGTGTGGGAATTCTTGCCAATAATGGTTTCATTAATAACAAAATTATCACCAGAGGATATCTTTACAATACCATTATTCTTATCCCAACTTTCTACAATACCACTTGCTGAATTAGATGTAACTGTTTCTCCAGGAATATAATCTTTGGTATTAAGTACTATATCGAAAACAGGGAAATATTTTTCTGGAATTACTCTACCAGCAGAATTAAGAGGATCATAAACTCCAGGAACTTGTCCTGCAGGCAATACATCAGAAAGACTATAAGTTACAGTACCAATTCCACCCAAATTCGCATCAGTTGCTGTTACAGTAAAGAGTTTATAATCATAACCCTCAGAGTTATAATTACTTCCTGTTGAACCTAACCCAACACTAACGTTTTCAACTAAGATCTTATCTCCAACAGAGAATGGGAAACTATTAGCAGTACTAAATCCAACTGCCAACTCAAGAGTTACATCTTGAGTAGTGCTATTATAACTGATTGTATTAATTCCTACTCCAGCAGTATTATGTACAGGAATAATAGATGGGCGAGTATTACTTAATCCATATGTATTTTTTCTAATCTCTACATTAGACTTTCCAAGAGTATATTTTAGATCTACTTCTGTAACCTGTTTCTTAGTCTTTCCATCAAAAACAAGTAATTTGGGTGCTATAGAATATCCTCTACCAACAGAAGATATTCCAATTGACTTAAAGGTTGCTAAAGATTCTATTTGTACAATTTGAGGCAATCCTACACTTGGACTTAAAGTAGGATCTGATGAGAAATTATATCCAATATTTTCAATCTCTGTTTTTACAACCCGTCCGATCGTTGTACTAGAAGCAGAAACAATAGATCCCGATCCCAATTCAGAAGTAACAGTAGCAATTCCAGGAACCTCATAATAATATTGCCCACCATCCATCAAATCAAACTTAGATATAGCACCTAATGCTGATGGTGATGTAGTTTCATAATTCAACAAAGAACTAGTTCCTGCATAAGAAACTTTTTCTGGTTTTTTACTAACAGTATAAGTAAAGGAACTTGTAGTAGGAAGAGATGCATCATAAGTTCCATTATACAAACTTTCTTTAACTTCTATCAAACTACCAGAAATAACATCAGTATCCACTACAACTTCTGATTTTGCTGCCGGAATATCACTCTCAAAAACAGGAACAAGTTTATAATATAGAATCTCTGGTATATTCTTATCTACCGTTAATACAACTTTAGCAGCAGCATCGATTCCAATAGTTCCACTCTTTTGAACTTCAAAGGTGGTGCTAGTAGAACTGGTATTCCATATCTCACGACAAGCCTGATCAGTATAGAAATTAAAATCAAAGGCAGCATAGTCTGTTCCTTGAACTGTATATGCCAAGGTAGCACTAGATACATCAAAGTTAACTGTAGAATCCTTATATACTTGTAATGGTGGATTTATTAAAGAAATAGTTCCTGCAGAAGCAGAAGTTATATTAATAACAACAGGTTTTGCTAAAGTTGCATCATAATAAGTCTTAGACAATTTAAACTTATCATTATCAACTCGTACTATAAAATAAATTCCATTATCTACTAATCCAGCTGAAGGAGTAGTAGCAGTATGAACAATCTTTTGTCCTGTACTAAATCGATTATCTGCAATACTAATCGTATTATAGGTAGTATCTACATTTCCCGCAACAAATGTTTTTGGGTTAACCAAAAGACGACGATTATAATCATTATAGGTAACTACAACTGTTGTAGATATTCCGGGACTTACTGAAACCTTAACACTATCATTAGTTGTTAATCCATGAGTACTTGCTGTTGATACAGTTACAAGGTTTCTTGAAATCTCTCCAGTGATTACATCATAGTTAGTTTTAAAACTATGATAAACTCCTGTTCCTATTCCAGTAAAATATAAGGTGGTGGAATTTTGGTAAGTACTTGATATGCCAACAAAATTACCAGTTGAACCAAGACCCACTCTAACTGTAGATAAACCAATTAAATCATCACTTATTTTTGCCGCATATAAAGTTGTTTGATTTGCTACTGTAGTTCCTATTCCAGCACTAGTAAATTGAACAATAAGACCAGATCCACTATTGGGTGAATAAGTTAATTGATCACCAGTTTTTAATTTATGATTAGGAATATAAACAGATTTTGTAGGAATAAAGATTTCACTTATTCCTGTTCCTGGATTAGAGAAGGAAATAGTTGTACCAATACCAACTGCAGCAGTAGTTCCTAATCCAACTGATTCACTAGGATTAAAATAAAGTTCTTTATTAACTGTATAAGAATAACTTGTCTTAAATCCAGCATTTATTGTTATTAGTATAGAATAACTTGTCTTAAATCCAGCATTTATTGTTATTAGTCTAGAATCCTCATACAAAACTGTTGTAGCACTATGAGCCGCACCCACAGTACTACCAGTTCCAATACCTCTAATAACTCTAACCCTTGATAACTTAGGTTCTATGTTCAGTATCTTAATCGTTTCATCATCAAGTTTGAATACATCATTCGATCTAATATTTTTTACTTGATAATAATCAGCAGTAGGATAAGAAAGATTTCCATCCAAATTAATATAAGTAACAATTCCAGTTGCACCAATAGTTCCTATACCGGTTGTAGTGGTTCCAACGCCTGCCACAGAGAACATAGCAGTTGTAATCCCTGCTTTATAGTACCCACCAATCTTAGATGATGTAGTAGATAGTCCAGAAATGTTAATTGTTTCGTTATTTTTAAAATTATGTGGGTCAGAACAAACAACAACATAATCACTCCTATTCTCTCCCGGATAAATTTCAACTGGAGTAATGGTACTTGAAGCAACACTAATATTATTAATTACCTTACCATCAATAAATGAAACATTTGCTGCTGCTCCTGCTCCATTACTAGCATGAGGGGGATTTAAAAACTCTATAGAATCCCCAACTTTATAATTATCTCCACCTGTCTCAATTCCAACCGCATCAACCCTACCAGCTTCTACATTCTTAATTCTTGCAGTCTGTTTTAATTTGTTTGGTATATAAGCATATTCATATTGAACTTCTCCATCCATTAAATTATATGGCTCAGTATTTCTAAGCCATGGACTACCAAATCTAAATTCCTCTTGGTTAGAAGATACTCGGAAGTTAAAATTATTTGGTGTTGAATAATAACTCTCACCAACTAGATACGGGAATACTGGTTGCTTATAATTGGCAAATGGTCCTGCAGATGCTGCTTGAGTACTATCAACTGTAGCAAAATATGCATACGTCCCTTCTGGGAATTCTGGAGTGATACCAAATCTACCATTATTCTCATCAAGAACATCCTCATCATTTAATTGAGAATATGAATAATCTTCAACAAAGAATCCCGCAGGGAAAGGAGGTCTATCTGATGCTAAAGAAAGTTTGTAACC